GATTGCAAAAGGCAAAATAAAAAGATTAATTATTAATATGCCACCAAGACATACTAAGTCTGAGTTTGCATCTTTCTTACTACCTGCATGGATGGTTGGTAGAAAACCAAATTTAAAAATTATACAGACAACCCACACAACAGAACTCGCGCTCCGTTTTGGACGTAAAGCTAAGACGTTAATTGATTCACCTGAGTATCAAAAAGTATTTAACACAAGACTCAGAGAAGATTCACAAGCCGCGGGCAAATGGGAAACTGAACAAGGCGGTGAATATTATGCAGCCGGTGTTGGTTCAGCAATCACGGGCCGTGGTGCGGATTTATTGATTATCGATGACCCACACTCTGAACAAGACGCACTGAATCCTGAAGCTTTGGAGAAAGCTTACGACTGGTATACATCAGGACCACGTCAGCGTTTACAACCAGGTGGAGCGATCGTCGTGGTTATGACTCGTTGGAGTCTAAAAGATTTAACTGGTGCACTAATTAATTCACAAAAACATATCAAAGCAGATAAGTGGCACTTAATTGAGTTTCCTGCAATCATGCCATCAGGTAAACCTGTATGGCCTCAGTATTGGAAGCTACAAGAATTAGAAGGAGTGAAAGCATCTTTGAGTCTTCCTAAATGGAACGCGCAGTGGATGCAAAACCCTACATCAGAAGAAGGCAGTATCATTAAACGTGAGTGGTGGAATACCTGGGAAGATGATCGAATACCAAAACTAGAACACGTTATACAATCTTACGACACCGCGTTTTCTAAAAAAGAATCTTCAGATTATTCTGCCATAACTACGTGGGGTGTATTTTATCCAGATGAAGATAGTCCTGCACATTTAATATTACTTGATGCATTCAAAGAAAGATTAGAGTTTCCAGAACTTCGTAAAGAAGCTTTGGAACAATATAATTATTGGAATCCTGATACCGTTATCATAGAAGCAAAAGCCAGCGGTCTACCACTCACATACGAGTTGCGAAAAGTTGGCATACCTGTTATAAACTTCACACCGAGTAAAGGTCAAGATAAGTACGCTCGAGTTAGTTCTGTCTCGCCGATGTTTGAGTCAGGAATGATCTGGGCGCCCGATGAAAAATTCGCAGAAGAGGTGATAGAAGAATGTGCATCATTTCCTTATGGAGACCATGATGATTTGGTGGACAGTACAACACAAGCGTTAATGCGTTTTAGACAGGGAGGGTTTGTAAGACTGCCTGATGATTATAGAGAGGAACCATTACCGCGAACAGATAAGGAATACTACTGATGACATCAGAAGAATATGGTCAATTAATAGATGATTTTGAATTAGGTGCAGACGTTGGACCAGACGAAACATTAACACAATACATAGAACGAAGACGTAGAGAGTTTGAGTCGAAAGCGGACGGCGGATCGATTGGCATAGAAGTTTTATTTACAGATAAAAAACCTAGAAAAAATTTTTTCATGGGCGGTCCTGCGTTAACAGGAACGGCATTAGATATTTATAATTCAATGAAAGCGTATGGTTTTCCAGATGAAGATATTGCTAACGCATTAAGAGCTAGAGGTTTATATGATACTACACCAACACCAACTGCCCCAGCTCAACCTTTAGAACCAAACATAACTAGACCTAATGGTGGAGGCAAAGATGAAAACGATAATGGTGGTGTTAAAGATCCACGTAGTGGATTAGGTTTTTCAACAGCTAACTTTGGATTAGGTCAAGGTATAAACAAAGATGCAGTTATGGATTATGAAGCAGACGCTTACTCAATTGGAAGAACACCTCTTGGACAATTAAGTAGAATTGGTGTTGCCTCACTTGACGTTATAAAAAATTTACCCACTCCTCTTAATTTAGTTAGAAAAGGAATTGAGTTTGCAAAACAAAAAGAACTAGAAAAGAAAGCACGAGAAGAAGCAATCGCTAGAGATGCTTTTAGGGAAGCTATGAGACAAGGTCCTTCTTTCTATGATAGTTTAAGAGGAGGCAAAGGTGCAAGTGTATCTCGAGCATCCAGAGAACAAGCTGGACCTGGATTTGGTGATGTGTCTGAGTCAGCAAGTTTTGCAAAAGGTGGCCTCGCTACGATGTTCACTAGGAGGCGATAGTGGTTCAACAATATAAATACACAAATCCATTACAAAAAAATCAATATGTAATGAGAACCACTGAAGAAATTCAAGCAATCATAGATTCTTATCCAGATAACTGGACTAAAAAAGATTTTAGAGGAGAGGGTAAATTAAACAAAACTAAAATTTTAACACGTAAAGAAACCGAAAGACCCGGATTAAATTTTAAATTTAAAGGTAAAAGAACTTTTAAAGAACCAAATTTAGAAAATAAAAAGCGAACAGAAATAATAAAAAAAACACAAGGAAGTAATATTTCTGTAAAAGGTTCAGGTCAAACAGGAAAACAATTTAGTCATATCTTTCCATTAATAGAATCAGCTAAACCAGGAACAAAATCTACTTTTGTAATTGATGCAAAAATGAATAGAGCTTTAGAAGGATATAATAAAATAGGTCAAAAAATTGCTGAAGCTCAAGAAATATTAATTAAAACAAAACCAGAGGGTTATAAAGAAGAAATTTTAAAATTAAATGCGCAAGCTAAAAAAAATGTAGACGACGCAGTTAATAATTTAGGGAAAAATTTTAAAGGCACAATAGGTTATTTTAGAGTTGACCCTGAGACAGGAGAGTTTATTAAAAAAGGTGGAGATTATCAAAAAACTTTTGCGGGAGTAAAAGGTAAAGATGAAATTTTTTTTGATATGACGGGTAAAGAAAGAAAAGATTTTGAAAAAAAAATATCTCTTAAATGGAATAATGACATCGGTGCATTTGTAACTCCAAACGAAGATATTGCATCCCAGGCTGATATTAAAAAATATATTGCAGAAAATCCAATGGAGGTAAAAGCAGGAGAGACACCATTAAAACCTGCAACTAACAAAAGTGTTTTAGCTAACGTAGGTAGAACCATGGCAGCTGTTGGAGCTCCATTGCCTACAGCATTAATAGACTCATACTTTATAGGTCAACAAGTAAAACAAGGCAAAGGTACAGCAGAGATTGCAAGCAACCCATTAAACTGGTTAGGTCTTGCAACTATGGAACCCCTAACAAAAGCTGCAGGTATTGCAGAAGGTGATGGTTTGAAGAAGGTATTGAGATTAGGATTGAATCCTGCTACAATTAGAGGTATAAGTAGGTTCGCAGGTTTACCGGGACTTGCAATAAGTACGGCTATGACTGCATATGATCAGTATGAAAAATACAAAGATGGAGAGGGATTCATCTACAAACTATTTAATAAAGAGGGAACCTAATAGATGGCTACAATAGACAAACCACTTCCAAATACAAATATTACCGAAACAGTTGTTAAAGTTCCAAAACAAGAAGAATTAATTCAAGAACGAGATGAGATTATCGAAAAGAAAAATCAACAAGGTAACATTGAAGTTACCATGGATGATGAAGGTGGTGCTGAAATTGCTTTTGATCCAAGAGCAGTTGCGGACGAAGGTGGTCAAGACCACTACGAAAATCTTGCAGACTTTTTAGGTGAAGATGTTTTAGAACCACTTGGTGCTAAAATGGTTGACCAATACAACGAGTACAAAGAGTCTCGAGGTGATTGGGAAGAAACTTATAGAAACGGATTAGAACTTTTAGGATTTAAATATGAAAGACGAACAGAACCTTTTAGAGGCGCTAGTGGTGTCAATCACCCGGTTCTTGCGGAAGCAGTTACGCAATTTCAAGCGCAGGCTTATAAAGAGTTACTCCCAGCTGATGGACCAGTACGAACGCAAATAATGGGAACAGTTGATGTTCCACGTGAAGAACAAGCAAAGCGTGTTAAAGATTTTATGAATTACCAAATCATGGATCAAATGAAGGAATACGAGCCTGAGTTTGATCAGATGCTTTTTTATCTCCCTCTTAGCGGCTCTACCTTTAAAAAAGTATACTATGATTCCCTCTTAGGTAGAGCCGTGTCTAAATTTGTACCAGCGGATGATTTGATCGTCCCATACTCTGCAAATAGTTTAGAGGATGCAGAGTCTGTAATACACGTAATTAAAATATCTGAAAACGAATTAAGAAAACAACAAGTGTCTGGTTTTTATAGAGATGTAGAATTAGGAACACCACCAGTTACAGAAAATCAATTACAAGATAAAAAATTAGAACTAGAAGGAATTTCTAAAGATGGTCAAGAAGATCAATACACTTTGTATGAAATACACACAAATTTAGATTTAGAAGGTTATGAAGATATGGGTGGTGATGGTGAACCTACAGGAATTAAATTACCTTACGTTATAACTGTTGCACAAGCAGGACAAAAAGTTTTATCAATTAGAAGAAATTACAAACCAGATGATCCGTTAAAAAGAAAAACAAATTACTTTGTACAATTTAAATTTTTACCTGGCACAGGATTTTATGGTTTTGGTTTAATCCACATGATTGGTGGATTAACAAGAACTGCAACTGCAGCTCTTAGACAATTATTGGATGCGGGAACCTTAGCTAACTTACCAGCTGGATTTAAATCTAGAGGTATAAGAGTTAGAGATGATGCACAACCTTTACAACCTGGAGAGTTTAGAGATGTAGATGCTCCTGGTGGAAACATCAGAGATCAATTTATGACTTTACCTTTCAAAGGACCTGATGCAACTTTATTACAATTAATGGGTATAGTTGTAAATGCAGGTCAACGTTTCGCGGCCATCGCTGATATGCAAGTTGGCGACATGAACCAACAGGCTGCAGTGGGTACTACAGTGGCGTTATTGGAACGGGGATCGCGGGTAATGTCAGCAATACATAAAAGAATGTATGTGGGACTTAAACAAGAATTTAAATTATTAGCAGAAGTATTTAAAACTTATTTACCACCAGTATATCCTTACGATGTACCAGGTGCTAGACGTGAAATTAAAGTACAAGACTTTGATGACAGAGTAGATATTTTACCTGTTGCAGATCCAAACATATTTTCACAAACACAAAGAATTAGTATGGCACAAAGTCAATTACAATTAGCACAATCTAATCCTAAAATTCATAATTTGTATCAAGCATACAGATCAATGTATGATGCATTAGGTGTAAAAAACGTAAATGCAATACTTCCACCGCCTGCTCCACCAATGCCAATGGACCCGGCACTAGAAAATATCATGGCAATGTCAGGAAAACCTTTTCAAGCGTTTCCAGGACAAGACCACAAAGCTCACGTTGATGCGCATTTAAGTTTTATGTCTATTGCAATGGTGCAAAATAATCCGATTGCTATGGCTGCTTTACAAAAAAATATTTTAGAACACATTTCTTTCATGGCACAAGAACAAATTCAGTTAGAATTTGTAGATGAGATGGCAGAAATGCAAATGTTACAGCAACAAATAGGACCAATGATGCAAAATCCTATGATGATGCAACAAAATCCTGTTGCAATGCAAGGTGCACAACGTATTCAACAGATAACTTCACAGATAGAATCACGAAAAGCTAAGTTAATTGCTGAAATGATGATTGATTATGCAAAAGAAGAAGACAAAATCACTGGTGATGCAGGTGGAGATCCATTATTAAAACTAAAATCTAGAGAATTAGACCTCAAAGCAAGAGCAGATCAAGAAAAAAATGAAAATGCAGAGGCAAGATTAGATTTAGACATGATGAGAGCTCTAATGAACCAACAAAATCAAGATGCAAAACTTCAACAGAACGAAGAATTAGCTGGATTGCGTGCTGGTGTGTCTTTAGCAAAGCAACAAATGGCTGATGCAAGTAAAATTCACGATTTCGGTAGAAACTTTCCGAAGAAAAAGGTATAAATCATAACTTAAGGAGTTAACTATGGTTAAAAACAGAAAAAATGGTCGAGACAACGTAAAAGTTGTACCTGAACTTGGTGCTAACGCGAAAGGCGAGCAACAAGGTGGGATTCCAGTTGAAATGACTGATCCATTTACATCACAAGAAGTAGATGTAAGAGGTACAAAACGTATGAGACCAGATAAGAAACCTGTAAAAGCAACTTGGTACTAAATCATGTGGTTATCGGCAATTAAATTAGCCGTCTCTGCAGGAAGTAAGATTTATGCTAACAAGCAGAAGACGAAAATGGCTATGTCAGAGGCGCAGCTTATGCACGCAACTAAGATGGCCCAAGGTCAAGAAGCTTATCAGGGTAAATTGCTAGAAGCCCGACAGTCAGACTGGAAGGACGAGGCAGTTTTATTAATTCTCAGCGCGCCCATA